CTTCTGGTAATTTATCATCTCAATTACGTAATTATCAAATAGAACAGATGAAAAAATATTTGATGAGTAGCTCGTATAGACTATCTGCGCAATATCAATCTTGGTGCTTGCAACATCTTATTTCATCTTTACCTTGTGATTATCTATTATATAGAAATATTTATCCTCGCTATCATGAAGATATAAATAAGTATTCCAATGAACATTATTTTGGATTAGAATCATATTTAATAAATTCTGGTCCTTATGACTATGAAAAAGAACACGTAAGAACAACAAATCACTTATCTGACAAAGAAAATAAGATGTTTGCCGATAAAGTGATAAGGGATATGAATGGCACATAATAAAAGTAAAGCTAAAGGTTCAGCTTATGAACAAAAAATAGCTACAAGACTTTCAAGCGAGTTCAACAAAGAATTTAGGAGAGTACCTTTATCAGGGGCAATTGATTATCTAAAAGGTGATATTTGGACGCCTCATGACACTGCTTGGTGGCCCTACGCTATCGAATGTAAACACTACAAAAATATCGAGTGGAATAACTTATTAACTTCTAAAACTACAGATATGCTTCAATTTTGGAAGCAAACAGTTAGAGAAGCGGAAGTGATGAAGAAGAAACCTCTTCTTATCTTTAGATGGAATCGTTCAAAAGACTTTGTCGCATTTGATGATGATACTGAAGTGCCGTTTTATGTTGAAGTAAAATCTTTTGGATGTCACTTTAAAATTACAAAACTTGATGACTGGATTATGTCTGTTAAAAAACAAACTAACCTTGCTTAATTGTTAATAAATTGATATAGTTACTTATAAATATAGGAGATAACTATGACAAAATCTTGGAATGACCTTGCAGACTTGCAAGAGCCAGACTACTCAACTTACAATAATCTACTAATTATTGACGCTAACAACCTATCTTATCGTTGGCTGCAACGTCCTAACTTTGATTCTTTTGGAGACGACTTTGTACGCACAATCCAATCACTAGCAAAATCTTATGAAGCTACTCGTACCATAGTCTGTTTTGATTTTGGTAAGTCGTACTATCGTATGGACATGCATGGTGAGTATAAGGGTACGCGTAAAAAACCACAAGATGAAGAAGAGATTAAAAAATATGAAAGCTTCTTTGCAGTGCTTAACTCACTACCAGAAGAATTAGATGAAGAAGTTCTAAAATTTAGAGGGGTTGAAGCCGACGATATTCTTGCTTGGATTACACAGAACATTTCTGATAGATATGACCATACATGGATTGTTTCTTCAGATCGTGACTTATATCAATTGATTGATAATAATGTGTCAGTATTTAACATTTTCAGTAGAAAAGAAATCACACTTCAAACCTTAGAGGATGATTTTGAAATTACTCCCGACTTGTATATGTTATCACGAATCATTGAAGGAGATAAATCTGATAATATTTTAGGTATCGAAGGAATAGGACCAAAGAGAGCGCAGGCTCTTGCTAAAGAGTACAACACCTTAGATAATTTGATTACTGCTTTACCTATTAAGGGTAGATCAAAATATATCCAAAACTTAAATGCTGGTAAAGAACAATTAGTTAGAAACGAAAAACTAATTAATCTAAAAGCGTACTGTGTAGACGCTATATGTGCAGGTAAAGAAGGAGACGAGCCTCTTGCAAGACTTTCAAATTTGTAACATCAAAATTGAAAAGAGCACCATAGCTAAACAGCTTGAAAAAGAGTATAGTATTGAGTGGGGGTTTAATCAAGACACCCCGCTTGATTCTTTTTTTCACCTCAGAGCATGTATTCGTAAACCTATATCAATTAAGGCAGGACAAATATTACCAATTCCTACAGGCATATACCCTCAATTACCGAATCCAAATTTTAGGATAGAGTGTAATTCTTTTACTGACTTAGTTTATGAGCAAGGCATATGTTTAGCAGATGGTATTTCTACTTTTGATTTTACGTTTAGGAATGAAATATGGCTTTTATTAGAAAATAAATTTAAAGAAGCACAAGTCCTACAGCCTACTCAAAAAATAGCACTCTTCTCTGTAAACTATAAGCCGAGAATGGTAATAGAATATGTTGATTGGATAGAAGAAATTAAATGGAAAAATCGTTCAGCCAAAAATTTCATTCAAAAAATTAAGAAAAAAATGTTACCCGACATTCACGATGTTAAGAAACAAAGACAGTTTAATGTAGGGTATGATAGAGACCAGGTAAAAAAATATATCGATGGAGGAGTTAGAACTTCTACAATACGTAAAAAAGGTGGAAAAGCCTCTATATGGTCTAAAAACATAGATAAAGGAGATAGTGATGGAAGTTAAATTAATTTCTTATTCTCAAATAAATAAAGAAGTATTTGGAGATACTGACGTTAAAAACATTGAAGATATTGTTGCATATTGTGCTAGAGTGTCAAATCCTTCTAATCAGGATAATACAGAGACTAATGAAAAATTATTAAAATACTTAATTAGAGAAAAGCATTGGTCACCCTTTGAAATGGTTAATGTTTGTTTAGAAATTACTACCACGCGTGACATTGCTAGACAGATTCTAAGGCATCGTTCTTTTTCTTTTCAAGAGTTTTCTCAACGCTATGCTAATCCTTTGGATGATTTAAAGTCTGTGAGGAGAGAGGCAAGATTACAAGATACAAAGAATAGACAAAACTCAATTGATACAGATGATAATGCATTGCAACAATCTTGGAACGGTCAACAAGATTTAGTGTGGCTAGCAGCAGTAAAAGCATACAACTGGGCTATTGATCGAGGAATAGCTAAAGAACAAGCAAGAGCAGTTCTACCAGAGGGCTTAATAGAGTCTAGAGTTTATGTAAATGGTACACTTAGGTCTTGGTTACACTACATTGATTTAAGAGAAAAAAATGGCACGCAAAAAGAACACATGGAAATTGCAAGAGCTTGTGCTGATGTCATAACTAAGATATTCCCAATGGGAGATACTTACTTAGCCCCTTCTAAAAGATGACAATAGGATTTTTAACACAGTACTATAGAGGATTAGGACATTCTCAGCGAATAAAGTTCATAGCAGAGCAAACAGCTAAACATGAAAAAGTAGTTGTTATGGATCAATTATTTGAGCCTCCTATTAAGTTAAGCGTACCTCACATATCTTTTTTAAAGAACTTTACCGTACCGAGTATGGATGAAATGTTTAAGTTCATCATGCAAGAGCCTTTGATCTACTTTAGAATTAAAAGATTTATTGATACTTTAGAAAAATATGGTGTTAAAACTTTAGTGTGTGAGGGGTTTCCATTTTGCAGGCAACAGTTTGCTCACGAATATTTTAGGTATTTTGAAGAATGTAAAAAAAGAAATATTAAGATTATAATTTCTGTAAGAGACTTTCCCTGGGACGAACCTCATAATACATCTTTACAAGACTGGGTTTTATACACACAAAATATAGTAATTAAATATTATGCTGATGCATTATTAGTTCACGGGGACGAAGAGATTTTACCTCTTCTCAGTGATAGAACTAGACATGCTAATTCTAAAAGTATAATTGACGATATAGAAGATAAGATTATTTACACAGGTTACGTGTGTGACGAGGATCAGCCTATGCACTCTCGTAAAAACAATAATATTTTTGTCAGCACAGGACTAAACAAAGACGAATCTGTTATGATATTTAAGCGCATTGCTGATATAGCTAATACCTTTCCAGAGTATAATTTTATCATGCCTATTGCTAATAAATATAAGAATATTGGCGGTAGAAAGAACAAGAACATTTTCCTTGTGGAGTATGTTCCTGAATTACGTAATAAACTAACTGATTGCTCTGCATACATTACTTATGGCGGTTATAATGCTACTACTGAAATTTTAAAAGGAAGAATCCCTTCTATAGTAATCCCTCGTCAATCAGGCCAAAAATTAGAACAATTTATAAGAGCATACGCTTTTGAACCATATGATTATTATAAAGTAATGAACTTTTCTGAAATTACAAGGGTAGACAAAGTTCTAAAAACAGTCCTAAACGGGTATACTCCTGCAAAATTCAATTTCAACCTTAAAGGGGCTAGCAACTCTGCTCAGATAATCTGTGATATACACAAAAGATAAACTATTAGATTTAATTGAGAAACATTATTTAACTTCTCATTATAAAGAAGCAATAGTGCTTGCAGAAAATGCTATGAAAAAATACTTAGAAAGTAAGGGCGACCCTGGCAAATTTACTAAAAAAGCTAATAAATTATATCAAAGAGAGGTGATAAGAAACTTTAGTCTTCTCGCTTATAGACATTCTCCTTCAGATGGGGTAATTTACCTTACGCTAAAAGAAAAGAAACTGTTAAGTTTGTTTCAAGAGTGTAATAAAATTATCTATATCGGTTCTGGATACTATCCATTCTCTCTATTCAACTTACATAAGAAATATAAACACTTGGAGCTTATTGGGATTGAGCGGGATAAAAAAGCTTTCCTAAGTTCTTTTCAATTAGCTAAAAATTCCCCTGCTAAGAACAACTTAAATATTATGCATTGTGATGGTGTAAATTTTGATTTTAAGACTTTAGATGATAAAGATTTAGTTTTTATAGCTCCTGAAATAGATCATAAAAATATTACTAATAAAATTATTTCTCAATCTTTAGTACAGTTTTTTAAATGTTCAATGTCTTATGATACAGAATGGTTTACGGAGTTTTCAAATGACAAAAAGAATTAGAGATTTAGAAAAAGATTGGAAAGACTTAATTGTTAGATCTGAATTATCCAAATTAAAAGAATTTAATGATCTGGCTAAAGAGTTGTCGGATGAAAGTACTTTTAAAATAGTTAGATCAAATCTTGTTTTTGAGAAGACAGAGGCCAACTCTTGGATATATAAGACTCTTGCTGAGAAAAAGAAATTAAAGTTATTTGATAAATGTTATCGTCTTATTTTAATCGGTGCAGGTATGTTTCCTTATTCTATGATTGATATTCAAAGAAAATACCCTCACTTGAAACAGATTGGTCTTGAAATAATCAAAGAAAGGGCGGTCATTGCAAATGAATTAATAAAATATGGACCTCTAAAAGATGATATAAAAATACTTAATTGTGATGGTCTTTTGTTTGATTATTCTAAATTAGGCTTTGATGATCTAATATTTGTATCTTGCGACGTAGACAGTACCACAATAATTAAGGAGATCATGCAAAAAAGTAAGGCGCACATTTTTATCTGTGCGCCTTATGAAAAGAAGTGGTTAGAATCAGAGATAGGAAAACTTAATATTCAAATTCCAGGTGACGGAGCACCTTTATCTTATTTAGAATAGTTAATTTTTTGTTTTCCGTATAAATCTTTTAACTTTATTACTGCCCTTTTCTTTAAAGGTTTTCGTTTGTTCTTTTTTACTTTAGGCATCGAACGCTGAAATACTTCAGGAACTATCATTATTTTACTGTTTTAACCGACTGAGAGTTAGGATTTTTAATCTCTTTAATAGTCAAGTTATGTCCAGTACGATAGTGCTCAAGGGTTTCACGTTTTTTTGCAGGGTCATACTCTTCACGCAAACCGTAACGATTGTCCCCAATCGTTACAGATTTACCTTCTCGCATTTCGACACCTGAAATGGACTTAGCCATTACTTCATATCCTTAATGACTCTTCCGCCCATACCTTTAGTGACATCTTCAGAAGCTGAGTTAACACCTTTTGAAATAGCACCACGAGCGCCTGGGGTATTATCACCAGTGCGTAGGTTACCGTAATGCTTTGGAGCACGCATATCTGCGCTCCATGCACCACCATCTGACCCGTTAGCGGTTTTTTTTGAGCCTTCTGCGGCTGCAAACGGAGATGCAGCTGCGGCTGCGCCCTCCATTGGTTGTTTAGCAGATTTACTAATCATTGCCATGTTTCATTCTCCTCTTCTAATATTAGCTAATCAAAGCTGTTACTGTTTCAGTCATGTTACCAACATTAGCACCACCTGTTGAGGCTACAACAGTTGCTGTAATTGTTGGGCTTCCTGTGCCAACGACACGTGTGTGTTCGCCAGGACCAAGACGACAGTAGTTAATCTCAACGTTTGCATTTGCTGCAATACCTGAGTTAACGCCTGTACCATCACAGAAGCTCATTTCAACAGCTTTTGTAGTGGTCATTTGAGCCAGCGTACCACCATGGTCAACAGCTGATTCAGCGTTAGTAAATTTACAGTTCTCGAACAACAGTGTGCAAGAACCAATTCCAGTTTTAGTTATATTAAAGGTGTTAGATGTTTTAGCACCGTTAGAACCTTGGAATGTAATGTTTTTAAATGAGATAACACCTGATGAGGTGTTAGCAACAGTCATGTCACCATCAATGATGATTTCGTCGGGGTCTCCGACACCTACAAATGCATAGTCAGAAGCGCTAAGTGCTGTAGGGGCTGTGTAAGTACCTGGGAACATCAACACACCGTTGTTGCCCTGAGTTAGATCAGCAGCAGCAATGTCAGTGATAGAAGCTGCGTACCCATCGATACCACGTTTATCAAAAGTAGCCATAGTTTTTTCTCCTTAAGAAAAGATTATTTATGATTGATTGTCACAAATATCTGTATATATGTCAAAATTTATTTATTCTTTTTCCTAAGAGGTTTACCAGCCGCACGGAGAGCTATTGCTACCGCTTGACGACGCTGTGCCTCTTTAGGCGTAATACCCATACGTTTGGCTAAAGTCCGGACGCCCTTAGCACGAGCTTTTGAAGGTTTTTTCATAAGCTCCTTAATATTTGTAGAAACTGTTTTTTGTGATTTACCGCGTTTAAGAGGCATTCATCATTCTCACAGATGGAGGAGTCATATCATTATCCTCAACGTTATCTTCTTCCGTATTTGCTAGTTCTTTCATTTTTGCCATGTGAACATCTTCTACATAAGCATGTTCATCTACCATATTCATTTCTTCTGCTAATTCCATAATCATATCAGCATAGTGTTGAGTCTTCTCAACCTGATCTTCAGTTGCCATATTAGCTGCGATTGCTTTTTTCTCTACCTTGAATAGCATGTCATGGAGCATAGCGGATTCTATAGCTTCATCTGATGCTTCAATATCTTTGTATAGGGCCACAGCTGATGGACAAATATCAAAATGTTTACTCTTAAAATCGCCTACAACAACTTGATCTGCGGGAACTTCTGCTGTTTCAGATTCAGGCATTGGGGTATCAGTAGAATATACTAAATAATCACGTGCACCATTCATCATAGCAGAACATTTAGCAAGCTTGTTAGTCCACCAAGTTGGAAGTGATGCTTCCATATCTTGTGGCAAAGAATCTAAAATATCATTAGCATCTTCAATAATAGTTCTACACATTCTACGTGAAGAAGCTACATCAGTATGTCCATCTTTTTTCATTTACGTTTCCTTTTAAATCCTATTGGCTTAGAGTATTTAATTGGATACCCGAGCGAACGTTCTTTATTGATAAATTTCTCAAGTGTAGAATAACCCAATTTGCCACTGGTGGCAAGTTTTCTAATTCGTTCATTACGGCGTATACCCTGATTTGGGAATCTTAAAAACTTAAATTTTCCAACTTTGCGTAGTACTTTAGGTTTCATATGTTGTATTTTGAGCATAGGCGTCAAAAACAGTTTTCTCTCCTGTCTTCAAATTTTGCTCTTCCTTTTCTATTGAAGATATAAGTTTACCACACTGTGATTTACACAATTTAAATGATCTCTCATAACCTTTTAAATAATCTTGAAGTTTATTCCAATAATCATAACTTAAAATCTTTTCCATGGGAACATGAAAACCGTTAAACATCTGTTCAAACTTAGGAGGATAGTAAAAACGATCTCCAGACGTCTCATCATAGTAATGACCACCTGTCCAACAACATCTAAAAACTAAACCTTCAGGAGAGATGTACCACTTACCCCAATCATCCCATACACAACGAATTATTTTCTCTGCTGTTTTCATTGCGTCAGTTTTTTTAGTATGAACAAATTTTCCAGATTTAGGTGCGAATACGTCACGAGAAGTCTTCACAGTAGAGAACGTAGTAAATCCAGAATCTACAGCAATTTGTTTAGCGGTATCTACCTGATGTTTATTATGCTCAAAAACGATATACTTCCAATGTACTTGAGGACGTTGCGTAGCTATAACTGACTTTGCATTTGCTAACACATTTTCGAACTTAGTATTAATACGGTACTTAGAGTGAGTATCTTCTAAACCATCTAAATCAAAGTTTATAATATCTTTATCTGTTAAAATATTTCCTACCTCGGTCCAATAATCATGACCATGTATGCCGCCGTTTGTGTGTATTTTAATCTTAGTACCTTGTGACTTTACATAAGAAATTATTTCTCTGAAATCTTTATTCATTATAGAGTCCCCAAAATTACCGTTTAACAGTAACCACTCTACATTTTGTAGGAGTTCAGGATAAAATAATTTTTGAAAATTGTCATAAGTGATTGTATGTTGTTTATCGTTTAAGTTTACTCGGAGAGGCTTCCAACGATGGCACGCTGGGCATCTAGCATTACACCTAAATGTAAGCTCTGTTGTTAATTGTCGGTATTTTCTCATTATGCTAAACTAAATATTGTTACTACTGTTCCAGACGGGATAGATACGTCTTTAAATTGGATAGTATCATTAGATAAGTGATATACGAATTCTGTGTTACCTTGAGTAACTCCATCTAAAGATACTACAGCAATGTTAGCATGTGAGGTGATATCTCGTCCAACGAAAAAACAATTTGACGTACCTAGTGCGGAGTTAACATTAGTAAAGGGTGTCATCTCTGTCGATGATGCAACATTATCTGAAACTACATTGATATTAGCATTAAGGCGTGTAAATGTGATAAAATCATTTGAGGCAGCGACGGCTACGTTAGTCACACGTCTTGCCTCAACAGCCGTAGCAAAAGTGCTATTGGCAGTAATTCTAGCCTGTAAAGCAGCAGCATTATCTGTTATAGCAGTATTAAGATCAGCACCACCATATTTAACAGTTGTCGCTGAAAGTATTCCTACAGTAATGTTACTTAAAGTTACAGCCGATAAAGAAGTATTAGAGGGGGGATCTGCGGTATCTGCTACAGTAAATGCTAAAGCAGACTCATCATAAAAGAGCGCTGCATTCCCTTGGTTACCTCTATTAAATAATATACCAACATCAGCAGAAGGAGAGCCTGTCCCTCCCTCATTCAACATTATCATACGGTCTTCTACAGTCAAACTTGTAGAATCGACTATAGTTTGGTCACCATTTACTGTAAGATTTCCAGTAATCACTAGATCATCTTGCATAGTTACTTGTCCGGTAAACGGGGTAGTACCAGTAATTATGTTAGTCACATTTGTGGAAGTTTGATTAAGATTAGCTAAAAGTTGAATAGTGTTAGCAATAGCAGAGATAGAGTTACCGCTTACAATACCAATATTAGCAGTAGCTTGGACGCTGTTGGCAGCCGCGTTAAACGATACTATATCAACATTATTCTCTACAGTATTAATATTTGACTGAAGAGTATTAATGTTAGCTGTAAGAGCGACATGCACTGCAGCCGCATTCGCAGAAGCTGCTAAAGCGATCAAACCTACAGCACCTGGACTTAAATGTCTAGCGCTGATAGCGCCGTTTGCTAATAAAGCAGCACTTAGTGCGTTATCTGCTATTACAGTTCCTGTTACACGTGTTAAAGCCATACTAGCTCCTTAATTAATTATTTTTTCTCATCTTCTGATTCTAATTCCGCAAAAAACTCTGATAAAAAATCTTTTTCTTCTAAAGCTTCTTCTTCAGAATCGTTAAAATGGGCAGCTACAACATCTTTAGTCTCAATCTTTTCTTGTTCTTTAACAGTCTCAACAGATTCTTCAGATTCAGCAACTTCGTCAAAGAAGTCAGCTAAAAAATCTTTTTGCTCTAAAGCCTCTGATTCGTCGTTTTCAAAAAATTCTTTAATAAAATCTTCAACTTGTTCATCTACTGACGGAGGTTTAAGTAACTCATCATGAGTCATATCTATGCAGCATTTTTTTACAAACGATTCGATCCAGTCTAAATCTTCTTGTTTTGTTATTTCTTCAGTTTTATCTAAATATTGTAACTCAGAAACGACATTTTCGCCACGTTTTTCATAAAAAATTCCTACGATTTCCCCTTCTACTAGTTCAGGGATTCTAGGCTCATGCTCACTAATTAAAGTAAGTGGGAATGCCCTTTGTACTAATTTATTTGCTGCTTTTCCTTTGGAAAAGTCTCTATAATGGCAAAATACCATTTGTTGTTTCATTTCGTCTATTTGAAAAAGTATATATTCCATTTGTATCCTATGTTTTAATTATCCAATTAACAACGCAGTGTGGTAAAGTAACATCGTGCGTATGTCCAGCGAACGATATAGCTGTTATAGCTGCTGCTGTACCTGCGTCTTTCGCACCTGTCGAAAAGTTTTGTGTTGTAGGTGAATTAGGATTTGCATTACCTGATTGAGAAGTAACTTTTCCAGCTCCAGTTACTGCTCCTGCTGAAACCCCTAAACCAATAGCACTACTCAATCCATATAAAGCTCTACCGCGAGCGTCAGGCAAATTAAATGTGCCGGATCCGTCTCCTCCACCAAAGTTAACTCCACAAATGGCGTATAAAGCTGCGTATGTTGTCCTACTTACTGCAGCCCCATTAATTCGTAGCCAACCAGTAGGAACAGAGGCACTAGACCCACCCCAAGCAACTATAGTCCCTGCAGGAACTAAAGTAACAGGCGCGGTTGTACCACCTTGAATGGCTGATTGCAGAGCTAAATTAGAAGCCATAGGCGCGTAAGCACCCCCCTGATCTTTAAGGTTAAGACCAGCAGTAACTCCTGTAGATCCATGTACATGGATTAAGGCGACGTTA